CCTTGAAAGTATCCCGCGCCAAAGCTAATACCAGAGTCCAGCTTGGCCTGAGTAACAGCACCATTCTGTATCATAGCAGTGGTGATACTATTTGACGGAGGGGCTACCGTCTGTTGAGCTTTACCTTGGAATACAACGTAGAAGTCATCAGTTGCAATAATGCTACCTGTCATTGTCAGTGAGGTGCCAGCAACAGTATATGCCACGCTCGGCTCCTGCCGCACGTTGTTTACAAACACCTCAATGTCTTGAGCGGTTCCAGCGGCATAATCTAGCGTAAAGCTAGTGCCTGTGCCACCTGTTAGATCTTGATAACTTACGGAGCTGTACGCCTCTGCTGGTTGATTACCCTGATATGGCATGTGCTACTCCTATGTTATATCAAGATGGCTCATCACCACATCGGCTGAAGAAGCTGTGTCTGACACAACTTTTAATATGTCGCCCGGTTCCATAACCACCTTCTGGTCGCCGCCAACAACAACCAGCGTACCGCCCACAGGAACTGGTGCGTCTTTTATCAAGTACACACTATCTTCCGCCCCCGATGTCCTGCTACTTGCATCAAGAATGACATCAATAAGTATTTGCGAAGTCACGATGTTTGCTATTGATAAACCAATAATTGTGGTTTCAGTAGATGAAGGACAAGTGTAAATGGATGCAGGCGATGTACCTACTGCCGTATCTGTTTCTGATAAGAATGAGTTTGCCATCGTTCTATCCTAATGCAATCGCAAAGGCCAAAGCCTGTGGATCTTGTTCTACAAAGTTCTGCACATTACCATTATTGTCGTTGAAGATCATCTTCTCCGCAGGAAGCGTACAGAATAACGTACGGGTGCCAGCACCCCAATTGACTGCTGCATCAGAGTTGGTTGACTGCAAGATCGTGGTACGGGCCAAGGTCGTACCAGAAGCAGTGTATGTGCCAACGCCAACCTCAAAGTCAGTGCCGTCTGTACAACAATAATAAGTCAAATTGCCATCGCCAACAGATGCAAAAGTCTCAAACCCCGTCACCGCACCAGCAAGCGTATAGGCGCCAGTGCCTGTCGTGGTGGTCGTTTCCTTTACTCTGTCCTTGATAGCAAATGCCATTACTTCAACTCAATTGTTAAATTACCCGCGTTGATGCGGAAGATGTCACCAGAAGCAATCGACTTTGATGCGTCCAACGCACCAACAAACATGATGTTGCCGCTGGAGGCTGCATCAACAACGAATGCGTGAGTGATTGTTTCTGTAGTGCCGCCAGATGCAGGGTATTCAATGTTTGCTGCGTTGGTCACTGTCTGTGCGTCGGTGGCTCCAGAAGCAAGTGTCCAGTTAGCTGCCGTTACCTGCTGACGAGCATAGTTGGTGAAGGTTGCTTCAGTTAATGTACCCGCTTCAGGGTCAGAAACTGCCGTAGCAAGACCAATGTAAATACTGTCGCCCGGAGATGCAAAACTTTCCGAGTTGTTCTTAAAGATGAAATCCAGAACAGCGTGTTCCAGATATGTGGTTGCTGCATTTGATGTTGCCATTGGTTAACTCCTATGTCCTTGGCCTATCAGGTAAGCCCCGCCGATATGCGTCACTGTTTTCACGAGCTTCTGCTAAATCCTTGATCCGGCTTAGTGCTTCCTGAAACTGCTTTTCATACATACCGAGCACATCTTGCTCACCTTTCATGTAAATATACGCTTCTACGAGCGATCCGTAAAGTAAAGCATTTGGTGCGTTATCACTGAGCCATGTTGTGCCACTGTCTGCACCCGCTGTTAATGACGCTGGACGATAGTAATAATGCAGCTCTACAGGATAATTGCTGTCGGGTGTTGGTGCTAAAATAAAGTTATCAACGTCAAAGAAAGCATAATACCGTGGTGTCCCCGTGGTGGCAGGGTTCGGGTTATACTCCTGCAAATAGTTGACATCCTTCTGCAATAAAAACTCTTTCGCACTGTCTTTAGTAATAGACAGCGAGAACGCAGACAAATAGTCAGACGGCACAGACAAGTATGGGTCAGATGATGTTAGAGCGGATGTTGCGTTCTTCCGAAAAACCTCAAGGTCAACTAGCTTGAAGATACGGTCTTCCGCAGCCTGAATGAAATCAGGCAAATGTGTGACAAACGAAGTTTCCGTATTCTCCGCAAAATCTTGTATAGCTGTTTTTAAAGATGCGTATGTATAACTCATTTAAGCCTCCAGCGTGACTGGGCCGACAGTCGCATTTTCACCGCCCCCGCGTTGACTACCTGAGGTGGCTGTTCCTGAGTCCGCCGTAAACGTATAGCTCCCAGAATCAACCACAGTAATCGTATACCCATCCGCCTTTTCCAGAACCGTGCTACTAAATCCATCAAAACCCTGTGCCTTCCTAAATCTTACTATGTCACCCGTTGTGCGCCCATGCGCTGGTTCTAACACAGTAATAACAGCAGAACCACTACTTCCACTGACAAACGGGTTAGGCATTAACAATACCTCAACCGCTACTTCCGTGCGCTGATCCGGTCTCGGATCTCGCAGAGCCTGCGGATCGGGGCCAACACGGATAGGCTGAAGCTGCGGATGCTTTGCCTCATACTCATCCGGGCCAACCTTTGCACCGTTCCACTCGGTCATCATCTCTGCCAGACGGTAACGAAAACCAGATCTGTCAGAGTAGCCCCAAGCCTGTGATCCTGAAGCATACCTAGCCATTAGTTAACCCTCAGATACGAAATACTCGGCTGTAACTTCAACGACACCCGATCTTCGTCCTCGTCCGCTGCACGTTGGAACTCTTCCTCATACACAGCCTTCAATAGCTGTACCCGCTCGGGTGCTTTTTTCATAGCAATATAATACGCCAGACCCGCAGCCATGCACGGTAAAAACCGGAAAGGCGCGTCAGTGGTGTTTACAAGCGCATCAGCGTCTTCTATTCGCTGAACATAGTAATAGACCAAGCTATCGGTAGAGCTGTCCGGTGTAGCCCACAATGTGATTTCAGGGGTAACCTGACGATTGTAGTAGTATTGACTTGGTCTGCCCTGTGTAGTCTTGTTTGGCAGATTCAGATATTCGCTGCGAGACATACGATCTAACTCATAGTCTGTGCCACTACGACGAACCACAACCTCAAGTAAGTCCGTGTAACTAGCATCTAATGTATAAGTAGCTGTGCCAGCAGTCAGAGCTTGTGTGCCTTGCTTCACGGTCCAAAGGTTCAAGCCACGGTTTGCCCAGTCCGCAAACATCAGGTTCAACGAACGACGCGCTGTACGAGCATCGTAGCCAGTGCGAACTTCAAGCCCACACCGCTCATATGCTTCCTCAATTAATTCTGCAACGTCGAGATTAAAATCTCGTGAACCTGAAGTAGCCATTTACTTCTTTCTCCGCAATGCTTTCACGCGCCGTGGCTTGCCAGCTGGCTGACCAATACGCTTCTTCTGCGATATTCTACTACGTTTTTCCGCAGTTGTCATTTCTCCTGCGGTCTTGGGAGTCTTTTTACTAACCCGTTTAGTGGGGCGGCAATATGGAGTACCCCGTTTTTCACCTTTGCGACGCCCACACGCTTTCCCCGTACGGACATCCTTCCATTCTTCCTTGAACCACCTCTTGAGTGCCGCACCTTTTTTCGTCTTTCTGACTGCCATTATGCCTGACTCACACAGCCCTTGGTGCGCTTACGACGACCATTCATCACCGCACCACAGCCACGAGCTACTGCTTCACCTCGGATTGCTTTTCCACGGAAAGCTCGCTTTGGTTTTTGTTCGTAGACTCCGCCATCTGCTTTCTTGGTGCTGTTGCCCCAGTTTGCGGCACCGACTTTACGGCACTTGGCGATGGCCCCACTTGCATACGCCGACGGGAAGACCTTATATCTTGCCTTAACTTTTTTATAACATGCATCTTTAGCCACGCTCTTATTCCTTTTCGATGGTGGAGTGGAGATCTGTTTGCTCATCGAGCCACGCGAGATTGCCATTGGTTCTATCCTTCAAAAAGTCATCCCATAATACAGAAAGCATTTCGTGATTTTGACCCACCTTCACCGCAATAACTTCAGTGGTTGTCTTTAGGTCTGAGATAGATATCGCTGCCCAGCCTAAAAAAGCCAGAGCCCCCGCTGTCACAAATGCTTTCAAATCTAACATTTCCATCTCCGTCGCGCTGCACAAATGCGCTTTTTAGGGGTTTTCTTACAACTAATGTTATGCATCTTCATTTGTCCGGCAGACCGCTTGCAGTAAGATGTCCTGCGTTTTCCGCCACTCGGTTGCGGTGCCTTCAGCTTAGAGCCTGTAGCTTTATTATACTTCGCCCGACCCTTTGCGGTCAATCCAGCACCTTTGGATGCAGGAAGTTTTTCTCCGCGCTTGACAGATAGGCTTACAGATTTTTTCTTTTTAGGTGCCATTATAGCCTCGAATCATTTTTAATATACACGATATCAAGTGCGGCGGAAACATGCAGCGCTGAGTTAGAACTACTTCCTATTGCACGGACTTCTATGTCTGTTTTTTCTGCGAGTGGAAGCGGAATTGAATATGATATTTCTGTGTGTGCGTTGTGTACCGCAAACTTGTCATGCGTTCTAAAAACACCGCCGGGTTTTCTTGTAATAAGTCTAATTGTTCCAAACTTGTTGTTAGCCTCAGTTAGACAGGTAACATCTTTTTGAAGAAGATAAGCCGTATATCCAGCAGGCACCGTCCAAACAGTCATGAGCGTTTGATTTTCACCCAAACTAATACGAGCATATGTAGTGGAAGAATTAGTGATGTTAACGGTGCCGGACGGCTGCTGTGAGCCTTCTATAAATGCTCTGAACACACGAAGAAAGAATCCGTTAGTCTCACCGACACCTGTACCGTCAAGCGCAACCGTCTCAGACAGCGGATTGTAGTCAGCGTCTAAACCTTGAATGGTTACTTGCACATCTTCATCATTTGCACCATCTGTGCTAGTTGCTGTCATCTTTGCAGCAGACGAAGGGTAGGCATATATACCGCCCACATCCCAGATGGTTTCCTCTAACTCGTTCACAAGCGGATTAAACCCAAACTTATGAACACGGTAGTGACCCGGAATCTGCCCACGAGCAATCTGTAGCTCAAACGGTTCGCTTGTGCCGACTTGAGATATAGATCGTATCTCGTGAGCAGTCATTGATGTTAGCCTAAAAAGATTGTCAGTTCGGCGGCTGTTCCTGAGATGGCGCTTACATATACACCGTCTTCAGCAATAAGCCCATCTCCGGGGATGTTGAGCAAAGTATGCCCAACCGGAAACTTTTGCTGCAAAAGTGTGGCTCCACCATCACCGTTGGTAATGGTAAATGCCCCTGTACCTGTGCAGAAAACACCGATTTGTTTCACACGGGAACGTCCGGGGCCTACGGCACCGACTCCCGTAGCATTATAGGCTTTTACTGGACCAGCCATTGAAGCCTCCTATTAGCTAGGGGTTACAGCGTTGGTGCCGTCTGCGTCAACCCATGTGTCATCAGTAGCAGAACCTGTAGCAATTTTTAGTTTGTTGTTGGTTGTGTCCCAAACAACTGTACCATCAGCTTTGTTTGCAGTGTTAACTGCATCCGCAATATCGGCAATTGCTGTTGCGGCATAAGCAGTAAGGTTAATGTTGCCCTCGAAACCATTGTTTGATTTCACCGGACCTGAAAAGGTAGAACGAGCCATTTAGATCTCCTGTCGTGGCTAGTGTCAGCCGCACCATGCGGCTGTCAGGGATATATCATCTTATCATAAAGAAAGGCGACTATCAAATGATAGTCGCCCTCTCAACCCAAAGACGAAACTAAGGGCGTGGTTACTTAGGCTGCGCCCGGTGAACCGAACACGGCGCGTGGATCGGAGAAGCCGAAGCTGTACCGCTCACGAGCCTTGAACCGCATGTTGCCAGTGTCGAAGTCTGGATCCATGTTGGTTGCCATTGGCATACGCTCAAAGTGCTTGAAGCCGTTTGGAGCGTCTGTCTTGATGAAGAACGCATCAGTGTCAGTCAGGTAGTCGTTGACTACATAACCTTCTGGCAGCATGCCAGATGACTTGATGGCGTTGACATCGTTGTCAGCTGTACCAACACGGAGGTTGGATACCAGCAGACGTTCAGCAACAAACTGAAGCTGACGTGGAACGATTAGCTTCATACCGCGCAGTGCGATGATGAGGCCACGCTCGTCAGTGAATCCAGCGATGCTGATCAGAGCGTCTTCCAAAGAAGTTTCGTTCAGGTCAGCAGCAGTTGCTGGTTCGTTGGCGAAAGTGCCACCGGAAGTCAGCGGGTGGTCAGTTGCACAAAGTGCTTTACCGTCACCACCAGCAGTTGCACCGCCAGTGAATGCGCTGTTAAGCACGTTAGCAGCTTTTACCTGCTTGGTGTGTGCCATGGAACGAGCCAGTGCACGGGTGTAGCGAGAAGCTAGACGATCATAAAGATTGTCTTCGACAGCTTCTTCAGTGATTGAGAAGCCCATGGCAACGGTCTCGTGGTTATACCGAGCGGTATAAGCCTCGTTTGCGTCGTCATAAGAGATTCCTGTGCCTTCGTTTTTAACCGGAGCGGCACCGAAACCACTCAACATAACTTCCTCCTCGAATGCCCGATCAGATGATTCGGTATCGAAGATTTCAGCATGCTGACCTTCGTAACGATTGTATTCCATACCAAAGAGGGCGTTAAGACCCGGCTCTAGTTCTTTGGCAAGTTGTGCGCGAGAAATAGCCATATCCTAAGTCCCCCTTATGATGTTGCTGCTTCAGAATCAGCCTGAAGCAATGCGTGGTTGTTGATCATCACAATCATCTGGATACCAGCAGCAGTGAAATCTTCGTTATCAACATCCTTCTGAATACCCACAATCTTGAGAGGTGCGGATGTATCAGCAGATGAGATACCATCGATATCCATTGCAGCACTGGAAATACCAGTTGTTGTACTGCCGCTTGCGCCAGTTGAGAACAGTGCGTTCTCGAAGATAGCTGCTCTAGCGGTTGCTTCATTAGTGAAGGAAGCATCTGTGCAAACTATGAAGCGCTGCATTGGGCTGTCGTACACATATCCGATGATATCGAAATCTGTGTCGGCAGAACCAGAGCCGGGCCAGTAGTTTGAAAAGGTCTTCTTTCCTGTTGATGCAGAAACATACTCACAGCCAGCAAATACGCCTACGAGAGCTTCAGTGTCGCCAGTTGCAGACCCAACAACGATGCTACCACCGTTGTCAGCCTTTACCGGAGAGCCCTGAAAGATCGCGTCCGCAGTGCCACCAATGAAGTATGCATTTGTGCCCTGTGTAGCAGGTGCGCTACCAGCAGCATTAATCGGCTTGAGGCCGAAGGCTACGTTAGTATTAGCCATTGCTTACTCCTTAAAGTTAATCGGAGGACTTTTTGCCCCCGAAGGTTACACGACTTTGCCTATCATTAAACATAGGCATTGAGGGATGTTGTTCCCTCATCAGGCTTTCGTCAACGGCTTTCATTTGGTTGCGGGTCTGCTCCCGATAATATTCAGTTCTTTCCTCTACCGTCTCCTCGGGAATACGACACAGCATTAAGCCGCCTACGCCAATAATCCCTGCATTCCTGCCTTCTTCGATAACCGGATAACGTCCTTCCATCTCTGGATATTCGTCAGCCCGTACTGGCTCCCAGCCCTCACGCAGCTTGGCATGTACGTTTGTCTTGTCATCTTCTCCGCGAACGGAGGTTCTGATCCAACGGTGTGCGTACCCTGCTGGTGGTTGTGGTGCCTCTAACTTAGAAGGCGGCGCCCACGGCTTGCGCCGGGACTTAGTTGCGCGAGTTTCCGCCTCGCGGGGCGTTCTGTTTGATGTAGCCATAATCTTTACTCCTTCACATACTTTGCATATTCTTCGAGCGGAACATTCAAGCGTTTCGCAATAGCAATCTGCGAAGGTGTCAATTTGACTGTTCTGCGCCCCTTTGACGACGACTTAGAAGCCGTGGACTCAGCAGAAGCGACTCTGGGTCCAGAATCTCGTGCAGCCGCTTTAAACTTGTGCGGGAACTCTGAACGAACTCTTTTGTCAAGCTCATTATAGTACTCATCGGCTGTCGGGTCAAACCCTTCTTCTTCAATTAACTGCCTATGTATACCGAAAGCTGCATATGTCATAGTCTGGTCT